AACCATTCAGAGGATTCAAACACTGGCACAGGTATTCTGATAAACAAATCGAAGCATTACGTTTATGGATACTTTATATAGCAGATAGAGATGGAATTGATGTAAGAAAAGGTTTAGTTGAAGAAGTAAAAGCTAAAGGAGCGGATGGTTTCGAATTCAATGAAAACGCTTATTATGGTAGAGTAAAGGGTATGTGGACTCATACCAATACTAGAAAAGATAAGTTTGATATGTTTCCTCAGCAAGAATTACTAGATATGTTGGTTAGTTTATAGAAAAATACCATATTTATATTTAACAAAAACAAAGTTAAGAAATACGTTATGATTATAAATTAATATCAGAGGAAGATAAAAATGAAAAAATTATTAGTAGTATTATTAACAACATTCTTATTAATAGGGTGTACTAAAGATGAAGTGGTAGAACCATTAGTAGCAAACTTTGAAATAAGTTTAGATGGTGATTCATTTAACCCATATGAAAGATACGCAGTTATCAATTCATTTGGTGGGGAAAAATGGGTAGATGGTAAGTTAAGAAAGATATTCATTCTATATCTACAAGTAGATGATGGAGACCCAAGATTAGATAGACAACATTTTTCACTATACTGTTTAGATTCAGATGCAACTGATGATGGGGAGTTATTAGATGTAGGAACTTATACTTGGCAAACCCCAGATAACAAATATGCTGGAGTAGAAATACCTGGTGATGATGAGTATATAGTTTGGAACGAAGTAATAGTGCTTGATGCAGGACAATTAGGCGGCCCACATACTGGGTTAATTTGTTTAACGGCAGAAGGTGAATTTTACAACCCATACATTCAGAGAACTATGACATTATCAATGACATTAGAAAACTTTCCAATAGGATTGGATATAAATTCTACACCATATGGTTATTTATTAGATTAATATTAAAAGAAAGATAAAAATGAAAAAATCATTAATTTTACTATTATGTATCTTCATATCATATAGTACAATAGCACAAGAAACCAAAAAAGAAAAGAAAGATTCATTCTTAAAAGAATTTTATCAAGACTTCCTAAAGTATGGTACAATATACGCTGCGGGTGATATTAGTAACTCATACGAACCAGCTAGAAAAGAATATTTTGTAAGAACCAACGATAATGGTAGTATATACAGTATACCTGTTGTAGTAGATGGAACAGAATATAATCCATTTGATTATAGAATCGGATTTGGTATAAGAAAATTAGCTAGATTTGATTACGAAAGAAAACCAGGTAACTTTTGGACTGGTAACGCTAATAGAGAACGACAGATTGCACTATCAGCACCAACATCAGCTGTAAAAGGGTTTGAATATTTATTTCATTGGGAAAAGGAACGTAATAGAGGTGATGTATGGACAAATAGTAGATACTTCCTTAGACATACAGGCAAATACCATATAGCAAAAATCGAAAGTAGAACTCAAGGTGCATTTGATTTCTCATATCAATCAGCCGAAGTAAGAGCTAGATTACCAATCGGTAAGAAATTCTCATTATCAGCAGGAGCAATGTTCAGAACACACGATAGAGCATATGGGTATAATCCATTCGAAGTGTGGGTGAATGAAGAAGATGAAAATGGTAATCCAATAAACCCTTGGTACACTTTAGGATATGATAATGGCTATACAGACCAATTCTATACAGAAACATACACAGACCCAGTAACTGGTGATGAAGTAGAAAGAAACGATTGGTTTTGGCAAAACGAAGATGGTGAAAGAGTAGCTGATTCAGATTTAGAATTCAGAGATGGTATATTTAGAGATTTAATTAATGATTTCAATAATGAAATGTGGGATGAAATTGGACAATTCGGATTAGTATCCCCAGTTGTAGGATTTGATTTCTATCATTACAAATCTAAGTTTTGGTTACACGCATACGGAAACTACATCTTACCTTATCATTCTTATGTAATGGGTGATGGAGACTTCAACTATGGTAATAGAGATAATTGGGGTAAGGGTGGATTAAGACAAGATTCTGAATTTGAACAATGGGATGATTTCCAATTCGGGTTAAATATGGGATGGAAAGTTGGAAAAAACTTAGGTGTATTCGTAGAAGGTGAATATACTAGAATGTGGGATACTGAATTTTACTACTCCACATTTGGTTTAAATTATACATTTAGATAAGAGGTTAACAATGGCTAAGCAGTTGAGTGAAGATACAAAAGTAACGTTGGATTTAAAAACCATTGGTATGATAGCAGTTGGAATTGCATCTTTAGTTGGAATGTGGTTTGCACTACAATCGGATATTCAGAGAGCTATGGAACTTCCTGAACCTGTAATTGAAAGAGTAGAATACGATTTAAAGGATGAACTCATCCGACAAACTATTATGGATACACAAGATGATGTGGAAATGATTCTTGAGAAGATGGAAAAGCTGGAAGAACGTCTTTACGATGTATCACGAAAAAATTAAAATTGGATTGTATGAAAAAAATATTAGTTTTAGTAACGTTAATGGGTTTATTTATTAACTCATATGGACAGGAATACATTACCGATAGTAAGTTTGAGGAAGCTATACATGAGAAATCATCGTTTGGTGATGATGAAACCTCAATAATAGTAATTGAGTTTTGGGCAAAGTTCAACGAAGCAAACTCATTTTCAGATTGGAGTAAGTTAGTTGGTATTACTCACTACTACAGAGTGGATATCGCTAAATCACCGATAGCTAAAAAAGACTACAGAGTACGGATGGCACCAACCTTAATCATCTTCAAAGATGGTATAAAAGAAGTTGTATTTAAAGCAGGATTGGATTTAGAGTGTCCTGTAGATTTAACTGAACTACAAGAAGCAATAGATGAGCTAAAGAAAGCTTCACAATTTTAAAAAATAATGAGTGAATTAGAAAAGTTCACTATACTTATAACAAACACAAAGGAGTTACGGATATGAAATGGATTTGGAGAAAAATTATGGCATTTGGTAATATATTTAAAGATAATAATGATATCAATGAGAAGAACGTAATAGGGTTTATGTCATTTGCAGTAATGACTATATTCGCAGTTGTAGATTTAACAACTGGTTACTTCGGAAAAGATTTAGTAATTAACGAATTCATATATAATTCATTTGTGTGGATTACTTTAGGATGTTTTGGCATCGCAGGAATTGAAAAATTCGCAAAGAAGTAAAACTTTATTAGAAATACAGAAAATGTATATAGCGGAAGAGAAAATGATATTATTAAAAAGCACCCCATTGATGGCAGGGCTAGGATTGACATCGGTATGTACTTTCATAACAACTTATCTTATGGATTTAACTATGGGGAACTCAGAGCAATATATGGCAGTTCTCTTAGTATTAACATTAGATGGATTCTTTGGTATTCTTGGTGGTATGAAAAGAGAGGGTTTTAAAACCTATAAAGCTCTTAAAGTTATAAAAAACATATTCGCTTGGGAATTAATCCTAACTGTAATATTATCTATAGAATTAGGATTTGATGGTACATCTTGGCTATCAGAAACAATCTTAGCTCCCTTTATGGTTTTCCAAATGATATCAGCTCTCAAAAACGCATCAATGGCCGGGTTCATTAAGAATGAACTACTCAACGAAATCTTAGATAGAATCGATTCTCACAAAGGAAAACGTTCTAAATAACATTTATTCCAAATAATTACATATTTATAATCGTATGAACAATATAAGACAATACGGTTGGAAAGATTGGATTAGTAATCCTAAGAACAAATCCCTATACGAAAAGGATATGAACGAAGGTATGCGCCAATTCAAAATGGAACAGCTAAGAAGAGATAGAATGGCTCAAGCAGCTGTATTTAAACAAAGAGGATATTAATGGAAAAGATAGAAAAATTAGTTAATCTTCTTGAAAAGAAGTATGGTAATAAGAATATTACTGAGAGTAGTAAAAACAAAATTAGAACAATAGTACGTGAAGAGATAGCAAGGGTCATAGAATCCCTTGAAGAAGTTAATGATTCAGAAAACCCGATGGTATCTAAAAAATAGATATTGATGATTGGGTTAAATGAAACTAAATCTTACAGAAGAAAATCTAATAGTGATTTATAACTAACAGAAGTAGAATAGGAAATATGCCTTTATACAACAGAAAAGATATGCCACAGGTTAATACTCAAAAATTGGGTAAGGCTATTGATATGGTCAAATCTAAAGTAAAGGTAACAAAGACTAGGATACTTGCTATAAAGTTAAAAGAATCTCAAGTAGAACTCATACCAAATAAGGTAAA